CATAAAAGGGGTACTTTCACAAGCACCCCTTTTCATATTATACAAAAACATTATGAATGCTTATTTGAACCTTGTAACCTATTGATAACCAATACTATTAGAAATGGTCTATTTTTGCCGAGTAACAAAATAGTAACATAAAAGAGTTAAAGAAACTAAATCGCTTGTTTTACTCGCTACAAAGGTAACAAAATAAACTTGAATGCCAAATATACTTTAACCTACTTTAACTTTGTAATCATTTGTATGCCTACTGCACACCAAGCGTATACCTAAAATCTGAATATCTTACAGATTAACGAATTACATATTTTTTCACATTTGGTGGTTTCAGAAAAAGCTTCTATCTTTGCATCGTCAATGTTGCAGATTGGCTGGATAAAGTAGTACTCCTTTCAAGGCGTAAGCCTACAAGATATGAGTCCCTTAGTTCTTGCTGCAACCAAGACTTTGGGACTTTTTTTTTATGTTATGCAGTATATAAATGTAACCATAGAACTTCTGAAAACATACTCTTCAAGTAAGAGCATGAAGGAACTTCTTGCTGTTGCTATTTGGATAAAGATGCAGCATAGCAATTCTGTAATGTGGAATGTTACGGAATACAAATTAAGGAAAGGATTACATATTGGTAAACCAAAAGCAGAAAGACTTATTCAAGACATGAAAGATGATGCTTTGTTTTCGGTAGACGGAAACAAGGTTATTGTCTCTTCGTTCCGTGACAATACGATAAAGTGGACTCGAAAGGGTCGTGAGTATCGTGGTGCTATGGTATGTAAGTTTGAGGTAAAAGATTATACCTTGAAGGAATTATTCAATCTTATAAACGAGAAACTTTTTGAATTTCAGATTTGTGCTGCCGAGCATAAGGACTGTTGCATGAAAGCACCTGAGGGTGAAAAGGTCGGTGCCAAATGTAAAGCTATCACAATAAAGCAATTTCAGAAGGCTCTCAATACAAGTAGTAGTTCTGTTTCGAGAATAAAGAAAAGACTTATTGCCAGTGGTAAGATTAATTCTACTCTTGCCGAGAAACATTCCTTTGACATCAGGAATGAGGAAGAAACGAAGAGAACTTTGTTGAGAACGAGAAAACCCAAGGCAGACTTTATTGTCGGCACTCTTGGATTTGTAGTCCTTGCTTGTACTTACTCTATCGCTAATAGGGCGGTGACCGATGGATTCAGGCATCTTATCTATGGCAAGCAGAGTGAAAAGGTTATTCAGAGAGACATGAGTATTGGAGGAATCCCTGACGGATTTTTCTGTTAATTGCTTAGATGTTTGTTTTGGTAACCTACATTGAAAGAAAGAAAATATATTAAGTAAGTTATTAGTTATGGATAAACCTACCTATGAGAAGTTCAAGAGATATTGTATATCGAAGAACTATGGAACAGATGAGTACATCAAGAGTCTTTATGATTATCTTGATGAGAGAAAGTGGAAGAAGGCAAATGGTGAGGAACCAGTAAACTGGATGATTCTCACAGATGCTAACTTTGGTGTGTTCAACGCTAAAGGTAAATTCTCTAGAGCAATCAGAGAAAAATTGGCTGAAAAGTCGGAAAATTTCGACCCAGTTGAGCCATTCCCTGATAATGGCATGAACTATGTGGCTTATACGGATGGAAGTTGTGACAACCATTCCAAGTATAAGGCAGGAGGTTCTGCTTATATCGTATTGAAGGATGGAGAGATTGTCAAGATGAAGAATCATGGCAGACTACAGACTACGAATAATAGAATGGAGTTGCTAGCTATCATCAGTGCAGCTAAGTCTTGCCCATCTGGTGCTTATCTTGATATTTATACAGATAGCCAGTACTGCATACTTGTGTTGGGGAAGAGTACTCCACCAAAGATGAATCCTGACCTTTATGAGTTGTATAAGAAATGCTCTTCTCATTTGTCAGGAGTTCGTTTCCACTGGGTGAAAGGTCACAATGGTGACAAGTACAACGAAATGGTTGATAACTTGGCTTATGGCGCATATTGCGACATCTGTGACCAGTATAACATCGAGAAATCGAAAAGACATTAAGCTATGAAGATAGAGTCAATCAGTTGTCAGGTCAGAACTGCTCGCAAGCAGCATCTATGTGAGTTGTGCCTTTGCCCTATTCATAAGGGCGAGGAGTATGGGTATGAGGTCTTGAAGGTAGATGGCAAGATGGAAGCTCATAAGCGGCATCTGGAGTGTGATGAGTTGACCGCCAAGGATGAGTTTCAGACGGAAGACTACGGCTTGCGCTATACTTCCGATACCTTCTATAGGGCGGTGTATGACTATATCCATCTGCATCATAATGGGGATGATTGGGATGGCTCTATGTATAGCAGAGTGATTAAGATATTGAACGAAGTTAATAATTAAAATTTTGGCTTATGGAATTGAATGAATTGATTAGAAGTGCCCTGAGTGATGCCAAGTGGCTTATTGCTAAGGGTGGCACGGATAGGGCAGAAGTCCTGAATCGTGTGCTGGGTAAGATTGATAATGTCCTGAAAGAACTGGATGGGGCTGACCTCATTGACCTCAACAAGGTATGGCATCAGGCGAAAGATGTTATGCCGCCAAGCATTTATGGTGGCAATCATGCAGACTTGATGTGTGTGCATCAGTTCAAGCCTACTTCTCATCCTCATCTTACTCACGAAGAGAACTGCCCTGAGTTTGAAGAGTATCTTAAAGCGAGTCCGAATGACTGGTGGTGTAGAACTGGGGATTTGTTGAAGAAGGAACATCGTGAACTTTATTGGAGATAGATATGAAGAAAATTAAATGGAAAGTTGTAGCGTTTGTGAGTTGGGTGCTCATTACGCTAATTGTGGTAGATGCTTGTTTGGAAGCTGTTAATAAGGCTAATACGACAGAGAATATCATGGGTATTTTAGCCCTTAATCTTTGGATATTGATTTCAATCGCATCAAATTGTTTAACGTTTAAAAATAACAAGAAAAATGAAAAGAAAAATTAATCAGTTGTGTTTGTTTTTGCTGCTCGGTGCTGCAATGTTTTCAATGACTTCTTGTAGCGAGCGTGTAGATGCTGGCTCTGAGGGTATCTTGGTCAATCTCTATGGTTCTGAAAAGGGTGTAGATGATGTGAGTCTTGTTACTGGTCGTGTATGGTACAATCCTTTCACAGAGGAGGTGTACGAGTACCCTACCTATGTGCAGACTATTGACTATCCTGCATTTACCATTAATGCTAAGGATGGTTCTGAGTTTACCGTTGACCCTACCGTTTCTCTGAAAATGGTTGATGGCAATGCGCCTAAGGTCTTCAAGAAATACCGCAAGGAGTTGAAGGATATTGTGAATGGTACTTTGTTTAACTATGTGAAGGATGCTTTCCGTATTCAGTTGAATAAGTACACTACCGACCAGATTGTAAGCAATCGTGATTTGGTAGAGAAAGCTATTGAAACTCAACTTAGCAAGGCTCTCGCCAAGGAACACTTCCATTTGGAGCAGTTGACATCTGGTTTGAAATATCCGACATCTATTGTTGAGGCTGTCAATCAGAAGAATAAGGCTATTCAGGAGGCTCAGCGAGCACTCAATGAGGTGGCAGTAAAGAAGGCAGAAGCTGAGAAGATGCTTGTGCAAGCCAAGGCTGAGCGTGAGGCAAATGAGTTGAAGACAGCATCTCTTACTCCTGCTATCTTGCAGAAGATGTGGATTGAGAAGTGGGATGGTAAGTTGCCAGTATATGGTAACGTTCCTCAGATGATGATGGTGAAGTAGGATGGTATCAGAATCAGCTAGATATTATCAGACTCACCCAAAGGCTCGTGAGCGCAAAAAGCGTTATGATACTCGCTTCGAGTCTTCTCCTGCTCAGAAGGCTAAGCGTAGGGAATTGGCTCGACATAACGCTGCCCACGATAAAAAGTATGGGGCAGCTTCTCGCAATGGAATGGATGCTAGCCATACACGTTCAGGAATTAGGTATAAGCCATCATCGGTGAATCGTGGTTCCAAGACGGATATGGCTGGGGATAGAAGGGCGAGAGGCGGTCGCTGATAGTGAATAAAAAAGAATAGGGAGTGCTCACGCATTCCCTATTTTATTATCCTAACAATCTTAAAACCTATAAACCAAAAACCTATGAAAAAAAATAATTTTAATATAAAAATTTATGAAGCAATTTAATTTATCCTTCCTCTTCTGACATCTGTCTCAACTTCTCGGTGAGGGCATTGTGAACCTCACGCTTATCGTCAAGAGTGACGGTCTGTAGCTTAGGGCAGTTGAACTCCAGTATCTTGATGAATGATGCCACCTTATCCTTCGGCTCGCACTTATGCCAAGCTTCCATGAAATCATCCCATGCCTCTCTAGAAAAGTCGGCACACAACTCACGAAACTCCTTGTTGATAGGAGACTCGTAACCTTTCTTCTTACCTCCAGTCTTTGCCCGACCTTTCTCGAACTGACCTTTTGTATTTCTATCTACTGCCATTGACTTAACTATTTTGGTGCAAAGATAGTAATTATTCGGCAAACGGAAACTTTATCCGTTAACTTACCTACCTAAATAAACGGATAAAATACGAATATCGGATGGTATCTGTATCTTTGTACCATTATTAATAATTTTAATTTTCATATATATGATAGGTGCATTAATAGGTGCTGGGCTTGGGCTTGCAAGCAGTATTGCTGGCGGTATAGCTAACCGCAAGGCGAGAAAAAAGCAGGAACAGATGATTGCCCAGCAACAGAGAGAAAATCAGGCATGGTATGATAGAAAGTACAATGAAGACCCTACCAAGCGTGCTGATACGGTTCGTTTGCTCACTCAGATGCAGGAGCAGATTAAGAACAGAAACAAGGCAGCAAAGGGCAGACAAGCGGTGATGGGTGGTACAGAAGACTCCACTACTGCGGTAAAGGAGGCGAACAACAAGACTCTTGCTGATACTACCTCACAGATTGTAGCTGCAAATGATGCCCGAAAGGATAACATCGAACAGCAGTATATGAACAGAAAGAACCAGTTACAGAACCAACAGATGGGTATGGAAGCTGAGAAGGCTGCTGATACTGCCAATGCGGTGGCTGGTGTGGCTGGAACTGCCGCCAATATCGCTGCCACTATAGATGGTGGATTGGGCAAGAGCAAGGTTGCCAGACCTAGTGTTTCATCGCCTACACAAGCTGATATGGATAAGCTCGATGCCAAGGTGGGTGCGACTCCTACCCAGCAGCAAGTAGCGAATGATTTGAACAATATGATTGGTGACAATGCGCCAAAGAAGATTAAAGCATAGCCTATGAAAGCATCAGATATGTTACGTTCAAACAATGGCTTGAAGACTACACAGAGTGTTCTCAATAAGCAGCAGAGTGGGGTGGATGCCGCTCAGAAGGTGGCACAGACTCAGGCTCCAGTCTTCACCCAGCAGCAACTTGATGCGGCTGGCAAAAAGGTTGACCAGATGAATGCTGTCACTCCTCAGAATGAAACACCTACGATGAAGGCGGCTAGAGAGAAGACTATCGCTACTCAGCAAGCTATCGCCAATGGGGTAGATGTAAATCAGAGTGCTCCTAATGATGAGGAGGATAAACCATCCGTACCCATCGTGAAGAAGGAGGAGTCGAAACCTCTGCCTAAGCAGCTATCTTATGCTGACATGTATAAGATGCTGAATCCTGAACTGAATGAGACTGCTGAGCAGAGGGCGAACAGAGAGAAGAAGGAGCGTGCCAAGGCTCGTATCGCTGCTACTGGTGATGGTCTTCGTGCGCTCGCCAATATCTTCTTTGCTACGAATGGAGCCAAGGTGGTACACAATCCTGAGTCGGATATGACTAAGGCGATTAATAAACGCAAGGCATATATGGATGCTCAGAGAGAGAAGAATCGGGCATCATGGCTGGCTGGGTATCAGAGGGCACTCGCTCTTGATGAGGAAGCTCGGAAGAATAACCTGACTCTTGCTGAGCAGATGAGGTATCACGATATGCAGAACGAAATCAACAAGGTGAAGAATGACCAAGGGCAGCAGAGAATTGACCAAGGAAACAGAAGACTTGACTTGTCGAAGATGAAGTATCAGACTGATGCTGATTACAAGAAGGCAGTCTTGGCTATCAAGAAGGCTCTGGCTGATGGGCAGATTTCTCATTGGCAAGCACAAGAGGCTATACAACGTATGAATGCTGAGACTGGTCGTATTCGTGCTAATAAGTCGGGTAGTAGCAGTTCTCGAACTGGCTCCTACTCAGGAGAGGTTGATGAGTATATGGATTTGATGGAAAAAGACCCTGAGGGTATGGCTGAAGCTGCAAAGGAAGTACGGAAGATGGGCTACTCTCCTAAAACGGCAGCAGGAAAGAAGGCTCAGAAGATAGCCTATCAGCGTAAGCATGGTAAGGGTAAACAGAACCATACTTCATCATCCAACAAGGGTGGCAAGAAGAAGACTGGCGTAAAATGGTAACAGAATTGGTAACAAACAAATATATATATCATGGCAGAAAGACCATTATACACTTTATATAAGAATCTGAAAGCACAGAACTATGATGTGCCTGATGATTACAATAAGTTTGAGAGTGCTCTGACAAGAGACGGAAAGGGCGGTGCTGATAACAGACATGCTATCTACGAGAACTTGAAGGCTCAGAACTTTGATGTTCCATCTACTTATGAGCGATTCTACTCTGCACTTTTTGAACCTCGTAGTAAGACTTCATCAAGGGCGAAGGGCGGTAGTGTTCCTATGAGTGCTGCTGACCGTGCTCGTTTCTCTGCTGGGGCAGCAGCAATATCGGCTAGTGCTCAGCAGACAATGAACAATGCTGGCAGATACAACAGACTGAAACAACGCAAGCAGAAACAGCAGAAGGATTTCGGTCGTGTGAACTTGGGTACACATCAGACTCCTTATGGCGGTGATGCAAACAATGTGATGAAGGATGATTTCGCTTACAATGCTGAGACTGGCAAGGCTGGGGCATACGTTACCTCGGACAATGAGAATGTTTATTCTCTTCCTGAAGCAGAGCAGATGCAAGCTATTCTTGACAAGCAGAACGATGCCTATCAGGTTGCGGTAGATACTGGCGAGATTCCATCTGCCTTTGATGTTCGTGACAAGAATGGTAACTATGACTTGCAGGAGAACATCGGCAAGAATGGAATCTACCTTACTGAGGAAGGTGCTCAAAAGCAGTTTGACAAGAAACTGGCTGATGCCTATGCTCGCAAGAAGGAGATTGAAGCTGCTATAGCGGAAGACCATCGTCTGCATGGCAATCCTCTTCTCTCTTATGGTGCTAGTATTGGCGCAAGTAACGGAAGAACTGCTGAGCAGAGTGACTATAGTAACAAGTTGGCTACCTCTCTTGCTTTGGTTAATGAACAGATTGGTGCGCTTGAAGCGGTGAAACAATATCCTACAAGTAGCTGGGGTGAGGATGCATTGAAGGCTCTTGACAATACAGTCTTTACTGCCAAGACTTGGGATTTCGGTCTGACTGACTTCGCTATCATGGGGCAGATGGAGCGTATCAAGACAAAGATGGATAACAACATTCCTCTCTCTGGTTCTGATAAGATTCTCCTGAAGAGTAAACTTGGTGCGGATGCTGCTACGGCTCTCGAAGACGAGAAGATGGGTAACGTCTATCGATGGACGAAGATTGCAGGGCAGTCTCTCCCATTTATGGCTGACTTCTTCCTGACTGGCGGTTATGGTGGTATTACCAAGGTCATCAGTCGTGGAGCCTTGAAGTTTGCTGCTAAACGTGGCATGGGCAAGGTGAGTGCTGCCATCTTGAAGAATACTGGTATCGTGGCTGGCGATGTTATCGGCTCGTATGCGATGGCTGGAACTGAGCAAGCGTTGAAGACTGGTGCTGACATCATGCAGCGACATCTTGGTAATCTGTATCAGGATGAGAAGGGTGATTATAAGTTTGGCACTTTCGATGAGAATGGAAATCTTCTGCATGAGGGTGGTGAGTCTATTGGTACTGCTCTCTATAAGGGTATGACCTCTGCTATGGTAGAGAACTATACTGAAAAACTCTTCGGTCACAACTATGGTATCAAGAAGGGTGCTGTCAACTTCATGGAGAAACATGGTATGAATGCTTCTGCTGAGTTCTTCAAGAATATCGGCAAGAGTGGATGGTACACCAATTCCAAGAAGTGGATGGAGAAGTTCGGTATCAATGGTTTCGCTGAGGAAGTGATGGAGGAGGAAATTGGTATTCCTCTTCATGCCCTGTTGGATGGTGAAGGAAAGGTGAGTGACCTCCTTGATGCTAAGCAGCAACTCGACATTATCGGTGGTATGGCTATCTCTGTCGGTTCTATGTATGCGATGGGTGCTGGCTCCCGACCAGTAAAAGGTATCTACAATCGTGCTCAGTATTACCGATTCCGCAACAAGGTGAACGTGGCTGATAGTGATGCTCTGAACCTGATGGGCGATAACTGGGCTGACATCAAGGATAAGATAGACAACGCAACCAACGAGCAGATGGGTGGTGTGTTGGCTGATATTCTCCGTCAGAGAGATACCATGACCAAGGAACAGATTAATGCTGCTGTTAACTATGGTGTCAACCTTATGAAGATGCGTGGCTACAATATTGCCAAGACTGCTGAAATGAATGCCAAGGAGATTACCAATGAGCCAACAACTCCTGAGGAGCAGCATCAGGCAGATATTGATAACGCTTACTCTGAGGGACATGATGCTGATGATGCAGACAAGCATGATATTCAGATTCAGCAGGAAGACCAGATGAAGACTCTTGCAGCAGCATTGGGTATCTCTGAGCAGCAGCTATCTGCCATGAGTGATGAGGAACTGGAATCCCTGACTGGGCAGGATGATAAACTTGACCAAGCTATCTATGACTACCAGTTGTCTTCTGCCCGATACCAAGGTGTGGTTGATGATGCACAAGATAAGGTTGACCTCGCTGCTCATCAGGCAGAACAGAGAGTTGATATGTACACAGACCAGAGTCGTGGTTCCGTCCGTAATGCTACTATCAAAGCATCAGGCGGCTTGGAAGACTATGGTGTCTATATTATCAGTGGTAATATTGCTACCCATGAAGATGGCTCTATTGATGTAAGCAATAGCGATGATATGATTCTATACTATGACCCGACAACGAATAGCGTAGAACATGCTGATGCGTTGATGTTCGCTGAACTGGGTGAAGAACTTCCTGCTGATGAAGTGAAGGCTAAGGCGGTAGCTGATGCAAAAGAGAATGCTATCAAAGAAGTGGCTGGCATCATTGATGGAACCGTTGAAGTTGGCTCCCAGTTCAATGTGACTGATACTGATGGTTCTGAACATACCTATGAGGTGTTGGCTGACTATGGTGATGGTACTGCTGCTATCTCTATAGATGGTAACGTGGTGGAGAATCCTTATTCGCTTGCAGACTTGCAACAGATGAAAGACTTGGAAGACCAGAAGAGATTGGAAGCTGCCAAGGCTCAGCGTGAACAGATGGAGAAGGAACGTGCAGCCCAGCAGACTCTGGAGGCAGAAGAGACTCAACCTTTGTTTGACTTCAATCAGATTCTCAATGATAATGGTAACGTGGTGCTCGTTGATGTGCTCGACAAGGATGGTAATACTAAATATCCTGACTCTAGATTGTTCCTCATTCGTGATGCTGGTGCCAAGGCTAAGGTAGTGGAGTTGAAGAGTGATGGCACTCTCGTTCCTCATGCTGTGAACAAAGAAGATGTGGCTACAATCTCTTCTATGTCGCTCGATGAATACAAACAAGCTATGCCTGAATCCTCAATGATAGAGGAGAATAGTGGAGAGAATATAGGTGAGATAGAGGTGGAGACTCCGACAATAGAGGGCGAGGTCGCGGCTCCTGATAATGAGGTCGCGGCTCCTGAATCTGCTGAGACTCCTGCAACAGAACAGACTCCTGCTGCTCCTGCCATTACCCTTGAAGATGGAACCATCGTGCCTATGCTGGAGGATGGCAATCCTGACTTCTCGAAGCTGACAGCCGCACAGACTGCTGAGTTGTATGATACTCAGTTCGGTGAGGATGCAGATGGTATCGTATCTGGATATGTGTCTGATGCAAAGAAGGCACTCGACAAGGCTAGCAACATGACCGTGAAGGGTAAGACTTTCGTGGAACAGAAGGCTGCAAAGGATGCCAAGGAGAAGGCTATTGCTGATGCTCAGGCGGCTTATGACTCTGCTATAGCTATCCGTGATGCTTATAATGAGCGACAACTTGCCAAGGTGGAAGATACTGCTGAGGGTAGAAAGGAACTCATTGAGAAGGCAAGAAGAAAGTTCGCTCGTTTGAAGAGTGCTGTGAAGGATGATGCTGAGGCTGTATCGCAACTCTACCGAGATACCATTGGCTCTCTCCTTCATCGTCTGTATGATGGTACTGGCATTGACGTTACCGATACTACTCCGCTTACTGCTGAGGAGTATGTGGCTAGCAATCTCGGTGCTCACTCTCTCAACTATGAGGGAACAGAGACAAGCAAGGGTGTTAAGCAGGAGACTGGATTGAGCAGGGAAGACTTTGCCAAAACTCAGTTGCTCGCTGCTGATGGCAAGGGAACTACTATTGATGCGCTCGTTCACAGCCTATGGGAGAATCGTCCATCCAACCTTGAATCACTAGACACTCAGGATATTCGTAACGCACTTATCGGTGTACTCAATAGCGGTTTCAAGGCATCGGAAGCTAGAAATTTTGTTGAAAATATTCGCATTGCTCAGGCAGAGAACATACTTGAAGAGCAGAAACGTGCTCAGGAGAATGCAGCCTATGCTGAGCAGCACAAGGCTGAGCCAGAGGCCGAGTTGAAGGCGAAGTCGGATGAAAAGGCTGAGTTGAAGGCGAAGTCAGAGGCGAAGTTGGATAATGAATCGGATAATAAATCTAATGATTTGTCTAATGAATCGGATAATGAGAACATAAATGACAATATAAATGATAATATAAATACTCTTACTCCTGAACAGCAGAAAGCTAAGGAAGATGGCGAGAAGTTAGGTTTCCCTGCTGTTGACAAGGAAGGTGAACCTATCAATGAATATGTCGTAGAACTTGCAGAATGGGCAAAGGAACAAGGCTTAGAGATAGACCCTACATCTAAGTTAAATAGCTACGCTGATTTGTTCTTGATGTGCAAAGATGGCTTTGGTGTTAGCACTCTTGTTCCTGATGAGGGCGAGAATATTAATCAGGTAGTTTATTTCCCTGACAACGTGCAAGACTTTGACCAACTTTGGAAACTGCAAGAGGAGTTCAATGCAGGACGTGACCTTAAACACTCTTCTAATATAGATAGCGAAATCACAGAAGGTGCAACGTTCTATGATGCCGATACTGCTAGAGAGTTCAAGGAGTTTGTTGACAAGAAGGTTGAGGAACAGAATAAGGTGTTCGGTGAGCAGAAGTCTGAGGAAGACCTTCCTTTCTCTGCTAAGGAGAATAGCAAGCAGCAGACTGCTGCCGAGCGTGCTGCTGACGTGGAGAAGAATAAGGTGGATGATATGAAGGTCGTTGACAATATCGTAGGGCAGAAGACTCGCAAGGCTTTCGATAGACTGGCTAAGATGATGGGTGCTAACATTCAATGGCAGTACTCTGACAAGTTGGGCAACGGCTGGATTCAGGAAACCAAGGATGCTGATGGCAACGTTCATCGTACAATCTTCATCACTCTCGACTCTTCTATCAAGGAAGGTGCTCAGTTTATATTCGGTCACGAAATGACTCATCAAATCAAGAACCTGAACCCTGCTGCATACAATGAGTTGACTCAGCTTGTGCTTGATACCTATGGCTCTGATGCCTTCGACAAAGCGGTAGATGAGACCATGCAGAGATATTCTGATGCTGGATTCTCTGGACGTGCTAGAGATTACTATGCTGAGGAGGTTGTTGCTGATGCTGTAGGTGAAATGATTCGTGACCTCAACTTGGCTCACACTCTCGCTATGAAGATGTCTCATCCTCTGCTCGCTGCTATCCATGAGATATTGCAGAAGATTAAGTTGGCATTCTTTGGTACTGAGTATAGCGATGTAACCAAGAACATCATCCGCTCCATTGAACAAGCCTACGTGAAGACTGCCAAAGGTGAGGTGACAAACTCTGAGACTGGCGAAGATGTTTCATTCTCTCTCCGTCAGAAACCTGAACCTAAGAAGAAGGGTGTTGGCTACAAGGTGTTCGTGCTAAAGGATGGCAAACTCTATCCACCAATGGTAGCGAACCCTGATGGTGCTGCTACTCCAGTAGGTGTATGGCTTGATGCTGATGCGGCTCCTATTGCTGGAGAAAGCAAGACTGGCAGACCTCAGGTTAAGCAGGGCGGCAAGGGGACACAAGGAGGTAGCGGTAAGTTAGCCTATAGACCAGGCTGGCATCTTGGTGTAGTGCCTTACGCTATCCAGTTCAACCGCAAGGATGCTGAGGGCAACAAGACTCTCTTCCCTAAGAACTTTGTCTTCGCTGAGGTGGAGTATGCTGCTGATGTAGATTATCAGGAGGAAGCTCGCCAAGAGGGTATCAATCCATCGGGCAAGTATCAGCATTCACTCGCTGGCTTGAAATATCTGCCTACTGATGGCTATTATATGTATCGTACCAATCCGAACCCTGAGACTGACCCTTGGGTGATTACTGGTGCGATGAAGGTGAACCGTATCTTGACCAGAGCAGAGCAAGCGGAACTTGTGAAGAACGCTGGTCGTGAACCTCAGCAGATTCAGGAGGGCGATATTGTTACTGATGATGTTGTGAACAGCATCAATCAGGAGATAGCTGATGCTCCTAAGTTCTCGTTGAAGGTATATCATGGTAGCGGTGCTGACTTCACAGAGTTTGACTTCGACCACATGGGCGAGGGTGCTGGCTCCCAAGCATTTGGTTGGGGTGGTTACGTTACTTCTTCAAAGAAGATAGGAAAGGACTATGCTCGGTTAGGTAAGGAGACTGGCGGTGACTATCAGTATATGGGTGACACGAAACTTACCTCAGAACAAGCAAGGGTTCTTGCAGTTTTTGTAGGTTTACCTGCATACAAGGAATATTCATCTATGAAGGAAGGAGTTGGTGCTTATATTAAGTCTTTGCGTACCTTGGAACAGAAAGGTGGTTTTATGGCAAAACATGCTGGAGAACGTATCAAGGTACTGGAGAGAGTTCTCCCTAAACTTGACAAAGTGAGCAGATATGATTTTGCGCACAAGTCTCGTAATCTCTATGAGGTTGATATACCTGAGGATAATGGCAGTAACTATATTGAGTTCTACGAAGATGCTACTCCTGAGTTTAAAGAACAGATTAAGAGTTTGTTGGCAAATGGTCTCCCTTCTGAGTTGAAGGAAATGCCTGAGTACAAAGAGGCTGAGCGGAAATTCTATGAGGAGAACGGAACGGATGAATCGTTTGAGAAGTCTCTTATTGATGATGCTCTGTTTGAGTTGGAGCGTAGAAAAAGTAATGGCGATGCTTATAATGCGTTGTCTGTTGCTGTTGGCGATAAGTTGGCAAGTAAAATCCTTTCTTCGCTCGGATATACTGGTATCAAATATCCTGCTGGAACAATCATGGGTGGTGCTGAGGAAGATGATACCAACTATGTTATCTTTAAGCCTGAGGATATGAGAATCACAGAGCATACCAAGTTCTCTCTCCGTTTGAAGTCTGCTATTGAAGAAACAGAAACCAATCCATCTGACGCACAGAAGGAGAGCGGAAACTACAAGAAGGGACACGTCAAGTTCGGTGGCTACGATTACACTATAGAAAATCCAAAGGGTTCAACTCGCTCAGGCAAGGATGCCGATGGTAAAGAATGGAAAGTTATCATGCACGATACCTATGGCTATATCCGTGGCAAGTTTGGCAAGGATGGTGACCATCTGGATATGTTTATCAATGACAAGGCAGACCTTGATAATTGGAATGGTGATGTGTTTGTCGTTGACCAAGTGAATCCTGATGGCTCGTTTGATGAGCATAAAGTAATGTATGGCTATGACTCCATGGATGATGCCAAAAAGGCTTATCTCGCCAACTATAGCGATGGTTGGCAAGGTCTTGGAGATATTACTGGAGTAAGTAAGGATGAGTTCGACAAGTGGCTTGATACGAGCAAACGTAAGCTAAAGCCATTTAAAGACTATGCTAAGGTAAAGTTCTCGTTGAAGGATATAAAGCCAGTTGGTGTTGGTGCTTTCGGAAATATATACAATCAGTTCCGTGGCAATGCCAAGGCTGCAATCGAGTTCTTGAAGAAGGTTCGTGGTGGAGAAGCTGTCGGTGCTCTTCATCACAAGGATATTGGTGATATTGATTTGGTTTGGGGCAAAGAAGGAACTGGACATAGTGACGGCTATGGTCTTTCTAAACTAGTGAAGTATCATCCTGAGGTTCTTGATGATTTGCAGGAGATTCTGAATGATATGCGTGTAGTTTCAAGCAGTAAGAATCGTGTAAACTTGGAAAGTGAAACCCATAAGGCTGGTGTTCGTCTTACTTGGGATGGAGAAAGAAAATCTTGGTTGTTGACTGCATTTAAAAAGGAAACTTCGGCAAGCGACAAGAGGACAGACACTGCCGCTACTTCGTTGGAAGGTGACACCGCTCTCTCCCAAACCGAAGGTTCTGCTGCAAAGATAGACAATTCTTCTGAAACTGCCAAGGAAAATGGCGAAAAGTTTTCATTGAAGGACGAAAAAACTCTTGCAGGAGTGCATAACATATCAGAAGAGAAGCTGTTGAAGGCTATCAAGCAAGGTGGTCTTGCCAATCCGTCTGTGGCAGTCATTGACTCTAGTAGGCAAGACCATAAGGCGTATGGTGGCATTTCCTTGATTCTGCCTTCCGATAAGATTGCTAAGAGAACTGGAAAAAATGCAGGTACTTGGCAAGGTGATGCTTATACTCCTACTTATCCAGAAGTGGAGAAACAGATGAGCAATAAGGGGGCTGAAAAGTCTTCTTCGGATGTTCTTTCTGTGCCAAAAGAAATGCAGCATGAAGTAAGAAATGGTATCGACCGATGGTTGAACGGGGGCGATGCAAACTCTGGTTTGAAGTATCTCTTCCTTCATGAGAAGGGTGTGGCTCCTGAACCGAAGATGATTCAGCCTAAGTTTAGTGATGAAGCATATAACGAGTTGAAGTTTATTACTGCTGGAGACTTCAATATCTATGGTATCGGCAAGGCTGATGCTCAGAAGGTCTTGGATATGTACATTGAGGCAAAGTTTGATGGCGATAAGGATTTGTATGAGGAGAAGACCAAGGCTTGGCTGGAAAGAAATAAGTCTATCGTTGATGCTGGTGCTAAGGGTGGAATGAGATATGCCATTGCCAAGGAGAATGTTGAACTATATGATGAATATGGTTTCAACTATAAGGGCGTGCAGACCTTCGTCCGTGATGTAGAGTATGACCATCGTAAGAGTGGCGTTGATACGAATGCTGCGCTTAATGATGTGGAAGACTACATCAAGACCAATAACCTGACAGATGAGTTCAATACTTGGCTGGAAGGTAAGGAAAAGGAATATGGCATTAAGGAGGTAATCTTTGATGGCTTTACTCCTAGTGGCAATCGTAGATATGTGCCAAACACCTTGGAGAATGTTTCCAAGATAATGAAGAAACAAGGTCGAAATGGTGCAACTGGTGCGGCTGTATCTTTCCAAAACTTTGCTGCAAGACTGATGCCTTCTTATGGAACATTGAAGGATATTCGCTCCAAGAAAGGTTTGTTGACTTCTGACCGAGAGAAATTTGATAAATTCAGAGAAAAGTGGTCGAATGTATTCTTTGAACTTGGCATGAAGTGCCAGCCTGATGCAACTGGAACTTTTGACGATTATGGTTTGGCAAGACTCTCTGAGGCGGCAATGACAAGTGACCCACAAGCCTATTTGAAGAAGGAGTACAATGTGGACTTCTCAGATGAGGACACGAAACGCTTGAAGGAAATGGTTAAGGCTATCAAGGAAGAGCATCCTGCCATGTACTTTGAGACTAAGTTTGAACGTCCAGTTAGATTCGATGAGTTCTCTGCTGCTGCTGTTCCTACTACTACCAAGAAAGAGGTGAAAGAGGCATTGAAGAATGCTGGTGTATCAATCTTTGAGTATGACGAAAAGAGCGATTCAGACCGCAAGCGTGCCTTCAATGAAGCTATCAATAGCAGCGACAATATCCGTTTCTCTCTCGCTGGTGAGCGTGGTGCGGCTGATATGGCTGAGGACTTGAAGAGTCTGAACACTCCTGATGAGGTGGATGATGCTATCAAGACTGCCATTGATGATATGCCGAGCGGCTGGAAGATGGCTAACAAGAAGATGATTCATATTGCTCAGGCTCTGGGCGAGAACCGCAAGGCAGAGATTGCTGGCGAGGAACCTAAGTTCTCCCTGAAGGATGGCACTCTCATTAAGGCTGGAACCTACTTTAGCGGTGGCGGTCTTGTTGAGGAAGGCTTGAAGGGTATCATCGACCCAGTGGTGGCAGTTGAGTATGACGAGAAGATAAGCGGTGTATATCGCAATAACTTCGGGCAGCACATCGTTACTGCCGATGTTCGTGATGTTGACCCTAAGGAGTTGGTGAAGCAGATAGATGGCGAGGTGGAGTACTTCCATGCCAGCCCAGTCTGCAAGAACTACTCTCAGGCGAAGAGTAACCATGCTGAGGTGGAACTTGACAAGGAGACTGCTGCTAGTACTGCCGAGTTTATCAATGCTGTGAAACCAAAGGTGGTGACCATTGAGAACGTGAAGGGATATAAGGATTCGGAAGCGATGAAGATTATCACGGATGCGCTGGATGCCAACGGCTATACTTGGGATGCAGATGTGTATAACGCTGCTGACTATGGCGGCTACACCAACCGAGAGAGATTGATTGTCCGTGCTGTTCGTGATGGCAAACTCCCTGAAAAGCCAAAGAAGATAGCACACAAGAGCGGATGGTATGAAGCTGTAGAGGATATTATCCCTACCATGACCGAGAAGAAGAATGGTGTGGCTAACTGGATGGATATTCGCTTGAAGGCTGATGGTATTGACTGGCGAAACATTGACAAGCCATTGTATGTGATGGGTAGTGCCTATGCTGACGGAAAGATTCCTCATGCCTTTGCTGACGAACTGCTGCCAACACTTAGAACGAAGAGTGGTGATGTGATTGTGATGCCTGATGGTAAGGTATATCGTGCCATGGGTAGAGTGCTCGCAAGAGTATCAGGAGTGAGCGATGATTACAAGATGCCATTCTCAGAGAGTTTGAGTCATACCATTATCGGCAACGGAATCCCTACCCAGTTGACCGAGCATGTTATTGCTCCTCTGCTTACTGGCTCTGACCCTAAGTTTAGCATCCGTACCTATCATGGTACTGGTGCTAGCTTTGACAAGTTCGATTTGTCTCATGCCTTGGAAGGCGAGGGAAGTGAGAGCTTCGGGCATGGTGTGTATGTTACCAACTCTAGCAAGATTGGACGTGAGTATGCCCAGAGAGCAAAGAATAGAAAGATGGAAGACCTCTATAAAAATATGCGATACCCTGATGGGGTGAAGGGCGATATTTTCAAGAGAAGAGTCTTTGGTGAAATGGTGAACGATGTGGCTACTGGCGGTAGTGTGGCAAGTGCCAAGGAGTTTGCTAAGAAACGTGTCGGTGCTGATGCCAACGATATTCAGCGTACCCTTGAAAACTTGAAGGATAGAGAGAAGGGAACAGAATATGAACAGAACTTGAAGGATAGACTTGCAGAGTATAAGGAAGGTTTGAATTGGATTGATTCCCTTGATGAAGACTATCTGACTCAGGGAAATGTCAACCGTTATGATGTGGATATTCCTGATGATAATGGTAGCAACTATCTGGATTGGGAAGGAACAATTCCTGACTCCTTGGATAAGCAGAAGGTGGCAGAAGATGCCTATAAGGTAGTATCAGATAATCAAGGTTTCAATGATTTCAAGGCTACTCCTCTTAATGATTTCATTGCTCATACATTGAAGACTTATGTTAACACAACAGATGTGGCTGGAAGAGTTGAGAAACTGAAATCAGATATTAAGGATGTGATTGAGAATTATGTGGCAGATGATGATGTACTTGCTTTAAACGAGTATTTGAAGGATGCTACTCCTGATGATGTACTCGCTACCATCTGGTACAATGACCTAGTTAGAGATATTAAGGATGCTGACCTTGGTGAGGAACTTTATAGAAAGTTGAGTACTTATGTAGGCGATAATGCAGCCAGTCAGATTCTTTCTGATAATGGTCTTGTCGGTATCAAGTACCCTGCTGGTCTTATTCATGGCGGTGCAGAAGAAGGCGATTACAACTACGTGATATTCGATGAGAACAATGCCAATATCGTGGGTAATACCCGATTCTCCTTGCGCTATGACCAGTTTGAGCATGACCTGAACCAGTGGAAGAAGGATAATAATCTGCCTAAGGATGCCCAGCGACCAACCATCCCACAACGCAACGCTGGCGAGAGTGCCGTTGACTTCCTGAGAAGAGTGGACGAGTACCGAAAGCAGATGGCTCTATGGAAGACTGCTCCAACCTACGAGCAGCATCTTCTGAGTGATGATACTGCCCTTGGAGAGTTCAACCGAGAGTTGCAGAAGGGGTCTGTGCTCAAACGTATCGCCTTCCAAGATAGTATGCTGGCTATCCGCAAGGCTCAGGAAGCTATCATGAAGGAAGTGGGTGTTGACCGCCTGAACATGGCTGAGGATGCCTATACTGCCGAGAACCGCAGTCATGGCAAGGGAAAGAACGAGTTTGAGGAGTACAACAATGAGTTCTTGCAGCCATTGAGAAAGGCTTATCATCAGATGAGGAAGGTACTGGGCGATAGCTATGATAATGTCCGTATCTACATGATGGCTAAGCATGGTTTGGAGCGTGATGCTCAGATGGCTTTCAAGAAGTCACTGGATGCTGACTTTGAGGACGTGGCTCAGAGAAGTGCGGCATACAGGGCTTACAAGGGCGATATGAACCGCATTACCAATGACAGCGATTTGGAGTTTGGTAGAGTGGATTTCACTACTTGGAGACAGAGAGATAATGCTCTCAGAACGAAATACTCTCCTTCCTATATGGACTATCGCTACGACAAGAATGGTATTGCCTACGATTACTCAGGTTTGTCTGCTCTCTTTGACGGCTCAGACTTTGAGGAAGCTGCCCACAAACTGATAAAGGATATTGAGAGTAAGTATGTAGCTGAGACCCACGACCTCTGGGATGCAACGAATGCGGCTACCAAGAAGATTCTCCGTGATGGCTATAAGGCTGGCATGATGAGCAAAGATACTTATCAGTATGTGCGTGATATGTATAGCCATTATATTCCTCTCCGTGGCTGGGATGGCACTACTGCCGACCAAGTATGGGACTATATTGGTGGTGGCAAGGGTGCGTTCAATCAGACATTGAAGACAGCACACGGACGTACCTCTATCGCTGATGACCCTATCGCCTACATCGAGAACATGGCAGAGAGTGGAATTCTGCTGAACAACAAGAACTGGGTGAAGCAGCACCTGATGCTCTTGGCTCAGAATCATCCAACTTCTTTGCTGACCCTGAGCAAGGCTTGGTACGTGAAGAGTACGGATGCCAACGGAAATGAAGAGTGGATTCCTGCTACACCTCAGATTACTTCTCAGATGAATAGTAATCAGGTGAAGTCTGCCATTGATGCTTTCGAGAAGAAGATGGAGCAGATGGCTCAGACTGGCGATGCTACTCAGAAGAGAGACGGATTGAACATTGCCTATCCTCAGACTCATAGCGAGGAGAGAGAACATGAGGTAAGAGTTATGAAAAATGGCGAGGAGTATGTTATCTATGTAAATGGTGACCCTCAGTTGGCTCAGGCAATGAACAATACCAGAGCACACCGAGTGAGTGAAGGAATCAAAAATAGTATCAGTAAGAGGGTAATTGCTGTTGTCGGAAGAAAAATGGCTGCTGCCTATACTAGTCTTTCACCTCTCTTCATCCCTTCTAACTACTTCCGAGACCTGACAATGACTCTGGCTTCTACTGCTATCCGTGAGGATGCTAAGTATAATTATCTGCTCGGAAAGAATCTCACAACCTCTTGGAATCTCGGATTCATGCTGAAAGATTATCAGAACGGAAAGTTAAGGGAGAAGGTAAGCAACGGAAACGCTACTCCTAAGGAACAAATGTTCTATGACTTCATGATGAATGGTGGCGAGACTGGCTTTGTCTCTTCGCTTGATGTGGAAGACTTGAAGAAGAAATTCAAGAATGACTTGAAGGATTTGGATAGATGGAAGGTGAACCCAGTTAAGGTAGGGCACACCATCATGGATGGTATCGAGTTCCTGAATAGAATGATTGAGGATAGCAACCGATTCGCTATCTACATGACATCTATTCAGTATGGACGTTCTATTGATGAGGCTGTGAATGATGCCAAGGATGTTACCCTGAACTTCAACCGAAAGGGTACTGGCGAACATAGTTGGCAGACGATTAGAAATCTCTATCTCTTCATCAACCCAGCAGTACAGAGTTTGCAGACTCTTGGTGCGCTTGCCAAACATCATCCTTTCAAGTTCACGGCTGTTACTGCATCATGGTTGGCGAGTGGTGTGTTGGTTCCTATCGTAAATGTCGCTCTTATGCAGTTGGGTGCTGCCTTTTTGGGTGGCGATGGTGATGATGATAAGGATTGGTACAAAGACATATCAAAGAAGTACTGGCAGTTCACCAAGTGGGATAGACGAAACAACTTTATTATGTGGGTTCCTACTACCCATGAGTTCGTGAAGATTCCGCTCGCTCAGGAGTTCCGTGCTTTCTATGGCTTGGGAGATATGATTGCATCCAAGATGATGGGTGGCGAGTTGGCTGAGGAGAGTTGGAGCCAGTATGCAGAAGACTTGCTCGGTCAGGTAGTGGATATGCTTCCGCTCGACCCAACTGGATATGACGGAAATATTGCTGTCAGTCTGATGCCGAATGCTATTCGTCCAGTCTTTGAGTTGGCTTTCAATGTAGATTTTACTGGCAAGCCATTATTCAAGGAGACAGAGTACAATAAGTATGACCCGAACTTTACCAAGGCATACGTGGGTACTCCTGATTGGCTGGTTCGTGCATCAAGGATGATGAACTCAATCGGAAACGACTATCCTGATGTGCAGCAGAACAAATGGGATGCTTTGGGTAACCCAAGATATAACCTGAATAACCCTGCTGTGGTTGACCATGTATTGTCTTCTTATCTCGGTGGTGCTTACACCATGGGCAGTCAGGTGCTCGGTGTGCTTACCAAGTCACTCAATGACCGGAAGGAAATCAAGGTGGCTGATATTCCATTGGTAAGCAAGTTTGTCAGCAACCCTGATGATAGACCAGTCAGCAAAAAGCAGGGAGATGAGTTCTGGGATAAGAAGGAATACTACGACCGTGCTTCCAACACAATTAGCAAGTTGAAGAAACAAGCTAAGATTGATGGAGATTATTCCCTGCTTGAACGTTTCTATGGCTCAGAGGAATACAAGACTTACAAGTTGTATGAGAAAGATGTAAAAGATTACAAGGAGGCAAGAAAGAAGGAACGTGCTGAGGAGAGCGGTGATGAGTACAGACCACACCAACTTAATGCTGAGGACATCTATAATAATCATGCTACCCCTATGGATGAGTTTGAGGATATGAAACTGAAACAACTCTTTGAAAAGTTAAACTCATTCAAGACTAGATATGATGCTATTGTAGATAATGCCCCAAATGAGAGCGATAGCTACTACAACACCAACAAGGCAGCCATTGATGCCATTGACGAGATTTCTCTTGATAAGCAGGAAATATCCGAGTTAAAGAAAGGTTTCTTGGATGATGGCAAGGATGCCTACAACGCTGAGGACATGAAACAGATTCGTGAACAGAGAAAGAAGATTCTTGCCGTGCTGGAGAAGGCTAACAAGGTAGTTGTGGCTAACCAGAAGGCGAAGGCTGAGAAGTAATACATATATGACTATCCCCTGAAAGTGCTAGGCTTTCGGGGGATAATTGCTTTCAATCTGAAACTTTTTACCTCTATTTCTTGTGTAAATCTATCAATCTGTAAATATTTATAAAGTTTAACGATTAAAGTTGTGCATAAATGTAGCTATTTCCTAATTTCTTATTACATTTGCTACGTCTAAGAATTTTTGAATAAATCAGCAAAAGAATCTCAAACATATAAACTTTTAAAAAACAATGGCTTATGAGAAAAGAAGACGAAGACCTACGAGTCAAGAAGTTAATTGGAGAGATTACAAAACTTCTCCCAGAACGCAGCAAGATTAAGACGGATTTACTCTATTTCAAGTATGCGCCTATATTGGTCATGCTTTTCAGATGGTATGGTATATCTCAGTTCTATGACAACAAAATGGAGATAACACTATGGTACGAAGAGAATGAGGAACCTATCTGGTTCTTCTACTTCATCACTTACATTCTTTACCCGATTTCTCTTTGGAAGGGTCAGGTGTTGCACCGATTGTGTGTAGAGTGGCGCATTCCGATTCTCTATATTGCAGGAGTCAATGTGATTCACGTCATGTATGATTCCATCGTTATCACGAATCAGATGTACTATTGTGATATGTTCCTGATTACACTCATTTTAATTTTATACGCTTATGTCGCAATTAGTAAATTACAGCATCATCGAAGCTGGACTTCGTGCTCTCGCAGATAAGGCACATGAATCAGCAGTTGCCCAAGCAGAGGGCAAGCCTATCCCTTGCGGTCTGTCGGAAGGAGATATGGAACTTGTGGCACTTCTTACTGCCATGATGAATGATACGCAAGCCAACAAGGGCTGGTGTGCTCACGAAATGGGCAAGTCTATCTCATCCTTTGAAAAGTATGTTCACGATGGCAAGATACCCGAAGGCATCCACGACCAGTTCGGACATGAAAAGAAGTGGAATAAGTCGCTTATCCGATACTTTGCCAACAAGAAGGCATTCTTCCACAAGCTATCACGAAAGTATGGCATAAACCTCTAGAAGTGGCTACACATTATATATAGGAGAGACCCAATCGCCCCTCCTGTATATTTATGACCTTTTCCGTAACCATAAATCTTTGTTCATCAAACACTTATATAATCTTTTGCGAGTTTATCAATCTCTATCCATATTATTCGTATCTTTGTGCTCGTAACGTTACGTAGTATTAATCAATTAATGTTTAACAAAAGATTCAGGATAATATGGAAAGTAAAACGTATGTATTCGGAAACGAAGGCTCAACATCCAACAATGGGATGTTAGGTCTTCTTGCGCCTCTGCTCCAGAAGCAGGGTGTTGACCCAAATGTCCTCCTTGCCATGAAAGGTAATAATGGTTTCGGTGGCGAAGGTGGATGGTTCATGTGGGTAATCTTCCTTTTCTTCCTCATGGGTTGGGGAGGTAACGGCTGGGGAGGTTTCGGCAATAATGGTCGTGGTGGTCTCGCTAACGAGATTAACAATGACTATGGTCGTGGTCTCCTGATGGATGCCATCGGTGGTAACCGCAATGCACTCAGCAATTTGGCTACTCAGTTGAACTGCACAGAAGGTCAGATTCAGAGTGCTATTTCTGCCTTGACCTCTCAGGTACAGAGTGTAGGTAATCAGGTTGGTATGAGCGGTATGCAGACCATCAATGCTTTGCAGCAGGGTAATATGCAGATTGCTCAGCAGATTGCAAACTGCTGCTGCGAGAACCGCTTGGCTATCTGCCAGCAGACTGGAACCTTGCAGAATGCCATCAACAATGTAGCTAATGGTCAGGAGCGTGGCTTCTCCAATGTGGCTTACGAGACTCAGAGACAGACTTGTGATTTACACAACGCTATCAAGGAGAGCACTCAGACCATCGTTGACGGTCAGAAGCAAGCTGAGATGAGAGAAATGCAGAACAAGATTGATGCGCTGCGTGAGGAGAACAGCACCTTCAAGTCTTCTGCTATGACTTCTCAGATTGTTGGTCAGGCGGTGGCTCCTATCAATCAGGTGTTGGCTGGCTTGCAGAACGAGGTGGCTGGTATCAAGTGCAAGTTGCCTGAGACCGTGACTACTCCTTATAGCCCATTTACTGCGGTTCCTAACTGCGTTGCTTATCAGGCTGGTTTGTATGGACTGAATGCTGCAAACAATGCAGGATTCTGGGGTTAATAAGGAAAGGAGGCTGCTATGTTTTGGTTAAGACCATTTACATGGGTGAATCGTAATGGTTCGGCAGCTATCGCTTCAACGGGCGTGGCGGTGAACACCAACAATGTTGTTTTCTCGTTCAAAAACCACGCCTTCCTGAATGCCAGCTATAGAGGAACGATTTTCGTGAACCTGATGCAGGCTATTCCGACTGGAACGACTGGCACGCTGCCTATCCTTTTCGAGACCAACGGAAGTACTCAGGCTGTGACCAAGTATAATGGCGCACCATTGACGGTTGCAGACGTGCAGGGAACTGGTGTTTATCAGTTTTGGTTTGAGAGAGATACTAACACCCTACAGATGATGTCGGGTATTGTTTAACAAGAATAGATAATAGGAGATTATATTATGTTTCAAGGTTTAAGAACTAATTCTTTATTCTATGTCCTAGACAAGGGCGAGAACCCGAACTTGCGAATCGGTCAGGTGGTTTCAGTAAGCAACCCTCAGACGAAATACCCGACCTTCAACAATGGTTTCACTCCTCAACCTATGGAGACTGTGGTTGATGTGAAGGTGAAGCTGAATGATGAGGAGGTGGATTTCAAGCAGCTACCTGCTAACGGACAGATAGCGAACGACAAGAATCTTGTGGTGAGCGACAACAAGGAAGCCATGAGTGCCGAGGTCGATGCCATGCTGAGACAATCCAAGGCGATACTGGAGAGCGTAGATTACCACAAGAATGTCGTTGAATCTTGTGAGGGAATGCTACAGCAACTCAACCCCCAGATAGCCAAGGAGAAGGAACAGACCGAGAAAATCAATAAACTGGAAGGTAAGGTTTCAGGTATTGAGGGCAAGATTGACAAGATGATGGGATGGATCCAGCAGACCATGAGCAAGTAATCTCCTATCTATTTATTCATTTAAAATCTTATGATTATGGTAATGATTGAGATTACAGAAGATAAGTTCGATGATTTGTATGACAACATCGAGTCTATGCTTGGTTTTGGCAGCAAGGCTATGTCTTGTCTGAAAAAGATGAAGCAGGAGCGTATGGGTGAGCGTATGCCTGATTATCGTGACGATTGGAGAAGAGAGCGTGAGGAACGTGAAGAGCGTGAGAACAGACGTAGATTCAACAACGTGAACGATGATTGGAACTACCCGAACCGCTATGGTGAAAGAGGTGGTGGCGGCTACAATGGTGGCGGTCGCTAGTGTTTAACTTGGGAGTTTTGGTAGTGACATTTATGTCGGAACCAGACTCCCTTTAATATTCAGCAATATGGGAAAATGCAGAATGCCATTGGATATGTATGACCTCAAACCTGAGGGAATGGTTTCTTATCTCAGATACAATGGCTATCATTTCAGCAAGAAGATGTGCGAGTGGGCGGTGAGCCTGATGTACAAATATGACCCTTCCTCCAAGCGTGATGTAAGTGTCTCGTTTTGGGATAAGGAGAAGGTGGATGCCTTGCTGCTTGGTCAGGGAATAGAGGTGAAGAATAAGGTTGGCTACGACCATGTATATGTGGCGAATATGGCGAGGGCAGACTTCTACAAGTCTTCCATCAAGGATGAGGAGCAGCTAGCCCAGTTCATCAAGGATATGGTGGATGATACCGACCAGAAGGATGGTTTCATCTTCAACCGATTCTATGCCGACTGTTGCCATAATGGTGTGCCTATTCCTTGGGAAGATGTGTTATGATAAGAAGAGTAATACAACTTCCGAAGTACGATTGGAGCATAGTATGTTTCATAGGTTATCAGCCACCTGATGCCGATGAGATATGCCATGCTCTTTCGGATATTGGATGCAACGGAAATCCATTATCAGAAGCATACGAACATCTAACCAAGGAGAGTGCAGATAGGGGGCTTACCTATTCCAACCTATCCGAAAGAAGGAGTGTTCTTGCTATTGGGGAGTGTAAATCTGATGGCAGCGTCATCAATACGATAGGTCATGAGCTTCTTCATGTTGTAGCGCATATCTGTGAGCAGGATGGTATTGATATGCTGAGCGAAGAGCCATGCTATATGATGGGGAGTCTGTGCGAGAAGTTCTTTGATGTTTCGAGTGTTAATAATGTTAATTAATAGAGACGAACCGAAATAATTAGTTATCTTTGCACCAATCAAACATTCAAACTTATGAAGAAGAAAATTATAGCTTATATTATAGGCATACTTGGGTGCATCATTATTGATGCGGGACTTGTTGCAATGGTAGTTGCTTTTGGAGCATCAAGACCATTTTATGATTATATCTATTTTGGTGTATTAGCGCTTCTTGCTGATTTTCTGTTTCTTGCTTTAGTTGGTGTATGCTTTGAGAAGCCAGAAAATAAATGCTTGGTGATTAAACTGCCTAGTACAGTAGATGATGATAGTCTTCCTAAGTTAAAATAGGAACAGAAAACATAAAGAATGAATATAAGAAGAGGGGAGTGTTGTTTAACACTCCCCTCTTCTTTATCTTTATGACTTACTCCCCATACTTAGGCTCCTCATACACCAAGTTATGCTCATCTACGTAAGCCTTAGCTTCTGGGTATGTGTCAAACTCTACTGCGGTGGTATTTACAGCTGGGAATACCTCAGCATTGTCACCCTCCTCTGTCAGAGGGAACATCATCTTTGTTCCCTCATGTACTACCTTATACTTCTTTGTTAACTTATTCATATCTTGTTTCCTTTCTTTAATATTAAACTTATGATGCCCTATGCAGGAGTAATTGAGACCGTGTAACCCTTGCTCTGCAATGTCTGTACAGCAGCATCTGATGCAGGTGTTCGAGTGCCTTTAGCTGTAATCACTTTCTTCCATGATGGTGAAGAAGATATGATACCAGTTTCACATTCAGCCTGGTCTTGTAACATCTTGTCTATGTTGTCTAGCACAGGACTGTTACC